TCACCATCACCGATGTTGTTGTCATAACGCAGATCTTCAGGAAACTTATCGGCAACTGGTGCCTGTTCCGTCTGACCATGTGCGCGCTCATCCGTGCAAAGGTAGTGTGCTTCGGCGGGGCATTGAAACATCTTGTGAATACGATCAGCACCTTCTTCTAATCCGTAAACGCGCAACAACTCGGCTCCCCACACAATCAACATAAGAATGCGGTTGCCGATAGAAGTGCCACGCTCACCGGAGAAAAGGATGGAATCTGCAGCTGACAGTTGCACTTCGATGTACTTCAACATCCAACGTAAAGAACGCTGTTTTGCGGCGCACTGGGAGACGTAATCTGCCTGAAGTTCAGCATCCAACAACTCTTGCAGAGTGTCAATAATGATGGCCATGACGCGGCGAACTCTCTTGCGATCGTTCTCCGTCCACGACGAATCCATTGCTGACATGTCGATAGACAAGAGTTTCAATCCCAATCGTTTGGCACGACGGGCAAACGCCGCGAACCGGGCGCAAACACCGTCCTGTGTCATGCCTTTAACCACGAGGTGGGGTAGAAATTTCTTGAACAGCTGTTCGACACTGCCAAGTACTGCGGCGTCCTTAGCACAGCATAGCATACCCATAGAACCAACTAAACGTGGCAGTTTGTTGATGGGAAGTGCTAGCTCACAGGTCTTTACGAAGCCTGTTAGGAAGGGTTGGACTACGGTGTGTGCAATTTCAACAAGCCTCTGATAATACACCGAGCGTGCGTTACCCCACTTCTGAGGTAGTGTCCACTCGAGTACGGAAAGAAAGTGCTTGTTAGCAAGCGCACCAACGATGAAACAAATGATACCGGTGGCAATATCGAGTCGAAGTTCTGCTTCCGTAGAAATTTCCCGCGGGATATATTCACCGGTGAGCGTGGACTACAACTGACGTAGGTGTCGTGAAACACCAGCGATCTCATCGTCCATGTTGCCCTCAAATCCTTCGGTGATGTCGAAGAACTCAGGGCCCGTCACTACACCAC